TATAAATAATAATGTTAAAATTTATGGAAACCTTTATGTAGAAGGGGAAATTTATGATATAAGTGGTAACGCTAAAAAAGGTGATACCGGTCCAACTGGTTTAACAGGACCTAATGGTAATCCAGGACCTAGGGGACCTACTGGTCCGATTGGACCAAGAGGACCACCTGGTTCGGTTGGTTATTTTGCAAAATTTAATTATATAGATAATCTTGAAATAGTAGCAAATACAGTTTATACTTTACCTTTAAATAACACTCAATATAATTTAGGATTTTTTTATGATGAACTATTTAATATTTATTTTGAAAATTCTGGAACTTATTTAATTTCTTCATCTATTCAGATTAAATTTAATAATACTGAAGATACAGATGTAGGTGTTTCTTTTTGGTATGAATTAAATGGTATTGATTTTAATCATTCTAGTATTGATTTTAAGCAAAATTTAAAAGGTAACACCAATACTATTTTACCTATAAATAATACCTTTTTAATAGAAGTTAATAGAGCAAATTATATTAGATTTAAAATAATTAGTTCCTGTGATTCTACAATTATTTCAAGTGGTTATAATGGGCAGTTAAGTCAACAAAATGATGTTATAAATCCATTTATGATAAATGAACCTCCATCTTCTCCTGGAGTAGCACTAAATATAAGTTATGTTTCATTTATAGGACCAACTGGCGAAATAGGACCTATGGGACCAACTGGACCTATGGGTCCAACTGGTTTTACAGGACCTCCAGGTTCAGGTGGTTCTACTGGACCCACCGGACCAACTGGACCTACAGGATTTACTGGACCAACTGGAACCACCGGATACACAGGTCCAACTGGACCAGAAGGACCAACTGGACCTACAGGACCAACAGGTCCTACAGGACCACCAGGTGATGCCGCAACTGGTGCAACTGGTTTTACAGGATTTACAGGACCAACTGGTTTTACAGGTTTTACTGGTTTTACTGGTGAAACTGGTCCGTCTGGTTCTACAGGTTCAACTGGTTTTACAGGTCCAACTGGACCTAGTATAACTGGACCAACTGGTTTTACAGGATTTACCGGTTTTACAGGTTTTACTGGTCCTACAGGTCCTAATTTAACAGGACCAACTGGTTTTACAGGATTTACAGGTTTTACAGGAACAACTGGTTTTACTGGTTTTACAGGTCCAACTGGTTTTACTGGACCGACTGGTTTTACAGGTTTTAGTGGTTCTACAGGTTCAACTGGTTTCACAGGATTTACTGGACCAACAGGATTTACTGGTTTTACAGGACCAACTGGTTTTACTGGTCCGACTGGTTTTACAGGAGAAACTGGTTTTACAGGGTTTACTGGTCCTACAGGTCCAACAGGTTTTACTGGACCGACTGGTTTTACAGGAGAAACTGGTTATACAGGACATACAGGTTACACCGGTCCAACAGGTCCAACTGGTTTTACTGGTCCGACTGGTTTTACAGGAGAAACTGGTTTTACAGGGTTTACTGGTCCTACAGGTCCAACAGGTTTTACAGGTTCGACCGGTTTTACAGGATATACTGGAGATACAGGTCCAACCGGTTTTACAGGAGATACAGGTTTCACCGGATTTACAGGAGATACCGGTTTTACAGGCCCAACAGGTCCAACAGGTTTTACTGGTGAAACAGGTTTTACTGGATTTACAGGAGATACAGGTTTTACAGGTCCAACTGGACCTACTGGTTTTACCGGATTTACTGGTGAAACAGGTTTCACAGGTCCAACAGGTCCAACCGGTTTTACAGGTCCAACAGGACCTACAGGATATACCGGAGATACTGGTTTCACCGGATTTACAGGAGATACAGGTTTTACAGGACCAACTGGTTTTACTGGTGAAACAGGTCCAACAGGTTTTACAGGATATACAGGACCAACAGGACCAACCGGTTTTACTGGTTTCACAGGAATGACCGGTTTTACTGGAGATACAGGACCAACTGGTTTTACTGGTCCAACTGGTCCAACTGGATTTACAGGGTTTACTGGAGAAACTGGTCCAACCGGTCCAACAGGTTTTACTGGTTTTACCGGACCAACTGGATTTACTGGATTCACCGGTCCAACTGGTACAACAGGTTTTACTGGTTTTACTGGTTCAACTGGACCAACTGGTTTTACAGGATTCACCGGTCCTACTGGTTTTACTGGTCCTACTGGTCCTACAGGATTTACTGGATTTACTGGTCCAACTGGACGCACAGGACCTACTGGTTTTACAGGTCATACTGGACCAGTAGGAACAACTGGACCCACAGGTCCTACTGGACCAACTGGACCAACTGGACCACAAGGACCCCCAGGCGGTTTCCCATTTGAAGATATTATTTCTTATACTTGTTATGGATTGGCTTTACCTACATTTGGAAATAGTAGTAATTGGGTTTTAGATAATTTAAATGGATATTATTCAAGCGTTTCAGTTTCTGGTTCTGGACAATTCATAATTTTAACAAGAGGAGATAAATTGTCTAATTTATCTACAAATAATGCAGTATTTTTTTCAACTAATTTTGGATATACATTTACTCAAGTACCAAGTGCTACTATTAGTGGCAATTTAGGTAACGTTTTGGTTTGTTTAGATGGTTCTACTTTTTATGTTACACTCTTGAATGGAACCAAAATTTATAGGTCTACAAATTATGGTGTAACTTGGACACAATTAAATTTACCTGTTTCATTATATAATTCTAACGTAATTTCTTCTTCTTGGACAGGAAAAATTGTTACGGTTGGAGGAACTATAAACGGTTCTTCATCCAATATCGGTGTTTCCTATGATTATGGGTCTACTTGGTCAGTAATTTCTATTAGTAGAATTTGGAATTCTATTACTATGAGTGCTAGTGGAATTTATCAATATGCTTGTGCATCATCAAGTGATGTAAGTTATAATGTTTATTCTTCAAATAATTTTGGTAGTTCTTGGGAACCAATTACAACTTTATCTGAACCAAATAAAAATTATTCTAGTATTTCTACTTCTAATGATGGACAATTTATAATACTTACTAAAAGTGATACTAACAATTCTAAAATATTAACATCAAATGACTTTGGTGTTACTTGTTTAGAAAACACAACTGTTTTGGATATTTCATCTACCAATTTAACTCCTGGTCTTAGTAGTTGTATATCTACATCCGGACAATTTCAAGTAGTAGTTTGTATTTCTTCAAATGCATCTAGTTATTATAATATTTATTATTCAGTTGATTTTGGAAATAATTTTACAAATGTAATTCTAACTACTTCAAATCCACTAAATAATTCAGTTTCAATATCAATAAATTCATCTGGTCAATATATATATATAGTAAATTGTGGAACCAATACAACTGATGCTAGTAATAATGAATTTTTATCTTATTTTTGTTTAACACCTGTTGGTTTTACTGGACCTACAGGACCCACAGGACGAACAGGAAGTACAGGTTTTACTGGTGCAACTGGTCCAACTGGTCCCTCACTAACTGGTCCTACTGGTCCTACTGGTCCTACTGGTTCTACAGGTCCTACTGGTCCATCTATTACAGGACCTACCGGTCCAACTGGACCAACTGGTCCTTCTTTTACTGGTCCAACTGGGTTTACTGGTTTTACAGGAGGGACTGGTCCTACTGGACTTACTGGTTTCACAGGTTTTTCTGGTCCAACAGGAAATACTGGATTTACTGGACCAACCGGACCAACTGGATTCACAGGTCCAACTGGTTTTACTGGATTTACTGGTTCTACAGGTCCAACTGGTTTTACTGGATTTACTGGTTCTACAGGTCCAACTGGATTTACAGGTTTTACAGGACCAACTGGACCTACTGGACCAACTGGACCTATAGGACCTCAAGGTCCTCCAGGACCAACAGGTTTTACTGGACCTACTGGAAGTACAGGGTCAACTGGTCCAGGTAATCCAGGACCAACTGGTAGTACTGGTCCAACTGGACCTACTGGTCCTACTGGACCTATTGGAACAGGACCTACAGGAAATTCAGGATTTACAGGTTTTACTGGATCAACTGGGTTTACCGGACCTGTGGGTCCCAGTTTAACTGGAACTACCGGTTTAACTGGTTTTACTGGACCAACTGGTTTTACTGGACCTCAGGGACCCAGTTTAACTGGACCAACTGGTTTTACTGGTTTTACTGGACCAACTGGACCAACTGGACCTTCTTTAACTGGAGATACTGGTTCTACTGGACCAACTGGTTCGACTGGACCAACTGGACCAACTGGACCCTCTTTAACTGGACCAACAGGATTTACTGGTTTCACAGGAGATACTGGTTTCACTGGACCAACCGGACCTCCAGGTTCTATTTCCAATATAAATATTATGACTTCAAATGATAATTATAATTTATTGACTAGTAATTTAAATTTAGACCCAAATACAACTTTTTATGATGGTAGTAATAATTTATATTATAGTTATAATAATACTTATGATTTATCTTCGGTATTATATGTTCCCAATATTACTGTTTCAGGAAATGTAGATGTAATTGGAAATGTAACGTGTTTTTCTCTTACTCAAACATCAGATTATCGTATTAAACAAAATATTAAAACGTTAGATGATACGTTTAATGTTAAATATTTAAACCCTGTTTCTTATACAAATTTATTAACTAATAAAATAGATGTAGGACTTATAGCACACGAATTACAAGAATATTTCCCACAATTAGTTTTTGGAGAAAAAGATGGAAAAGAATATCAAAAAGTAAATTATATTGGACTTATACCAATTTTGATAAATGAAATTAAAAATTTAAAAAAAAATTATGAAAAATTAAAAGAAACACTTAAAGAAAAACAAGTTCTGTAAAAAAAATAAAATAATTAAAATAATTTAATTAAATATAATTTATTTTAATTTAATTAAATTTTGATATATAATAATAATATATGTCTTTTAAAAAAATAGGTGGCCTAAATCGTAACAATAAATATAATATTGTAGGTCATAATGTTTTAACTACAGAAACACTTATAGTTACCAATAAATTAGGAGAAAACAATAGTAAAATTGAAATTAATAGTGAATTAGATATTGAAAATGATGTAAAAATATATGATAATCTTTACATTAATGGTAATTTTTTTGATATTTCTGGAAATATAATTGAATTTACATATTCAACTGGTTCTACAGGATATATAGGAAATAAAGGTGCTGATGGAGAAACAGGTAATACTGGACCTATGGGACCTACAGGAACTGGAGGCGGTTCGGCTAATCTAGCGAGATATTTTCACGCTACAAACTTTAATCTAATTACCAATGAAGTAAATACTATTCCTATAACAAATAAAATTTATGAAATAGGAACAGAAATTGTAGATAATTCAAAAATTTATTTTAAAAATCCAGGAACATATTTTGTAAAAATAAATATTCAATTAAGTTTTAATAATAATAATTTATCTTTTTTATCTGAAAATAAAAATGCTAATATTAATTTTTGGTATTCTTTAAATAATAATGATATAAATGATTCTAATATTAAAATCGCACATAATATTAATCAGAGTAATTATAATAATGTATTACCTATTTATAATTCTTTTACGATAAATGTACTAGAAAATGATTTTATATCCTTTAAAGTTTTATCTGATACGGAATGTAAATTAAGTAATGAAACCTTATTATCGTCTTGTGTAAATGTAAATTTGAAGCAAATTTCCTATATAGGAAGAACAGGACCCATAGGTGAAATTCGTTTTGGTCCCATGGGAATAATTGGCGTTACTGGACCAAAAGGAAATGATTCTATAATTACAATAGGTCATAGTGGTTTTGATGGAAATGTTGGATTTATAGGAAATATAGGTCATTTTGGTTCTACTGGATTTACTGGACCTAAAGGATTTATGACTGGTCCGACAGGTATTGGCGGTTATGAAGGATTTAAAGGAGTGTCTAGTAATAAATTTGGTCAGACTGGATTTACTGGAACAACTGGATTTACTAGTTATACAGGGTTTAGTGGAAATACAGGAACCACAGGATATTCAGGACCAACTGGACCAACAGGACCAACTGGATCAACAGGACCAATAGGACCAACTGGATTTACTGGTTTTACTGGACTAATAGGACCAACCGGTTTTACTGGTTTTACTGGGTCAATAGGACCTACAGGATATACTGGTTTTACTGGTTTAATCGGATTTACAGGATATACTGGTTTTACTGGTTTAAGTGGTCCATCTGGATTTTCTGGATATACCGGAGCTAATGGATTTACAGGTTCAACCGGTAATACTGGTTTTACAGGTTTTACAGGTCCAACTGGTTTTACAGGAAGTACAGGTTTTACAGGTAATACAGGCACATCTGGATTTACTGGATCAACTGGGTTTACAGGATTTACAGGTTTTACTGGATCAACTGGTTCAACTGGTTTTACTGGATATACAGGTAATACAGGACCAACCGGATTTACAGGATTTACTGGACCAACAGGATTTACTGGTTCAACAGGACCAACTGGATTTACTGGAACAACCGGTTGTTCAGGTCCCACCGGATTTACAGGACCAACTAGTAATATTACTGGTTCCAGCGGATTTACTGGATTTACTGGTTTTACTGGCGTAACTGGTCCAACAGGTTTTACAGGAACAACTGGACCTACTGGTTTTACAGGTGATACAGGTCCAACTGGGTTTAGCGGAACAACCGGACCAACTGGATTTACTGGAACAACCGGTTGTTCAGGTCCAACCGGATTTACAGGACCAACTAGTAATGTCACCGGTTCCAGTGGATTTACTGGATTTACTGGTGAAACTGGTCCAACTGGATTTACAGGTTTTACAGGAACAACTGGACCTACTGGTTTTACAGGTGATACAGGTCCAACTGGGTTTAGCGGAACAACCGGACCTACTGGTTTTACTGGATATACTGGACCAACTGGTTTTACTGGTTATACAGGACCAACTGGTTTTATAACTGGTTTTACTGGTTCAACTGGACCAACTGGTTTTTCTGGTTATACAGGAACCACAGGAACAACTGGTTTTACAGGTAGCACCGGATATACAGGTCCAACTGGTTCAACTGGTTTTACCGGACCTAGTGGTTTTACTGGATTTACTGGTTTTACTGGAAGAACAGGTTTTACCGGTTTTACAGGACCAACTGGTTTTACTGGTTTTACTGGGTTTACTGGAAGAACAGGTTTTACTGGATTTACTGGTTTTACTGGGTTTACAGGTTTTACTGGTTTTACAGGAAGAACAGGTCCAACTGGTTTTACTGGTCCAACTGGTTTTACAGGGTTTACTGGTCCTACTGGACCAACTGGACTTTTATTAACTGGTTCTTCAGGGATGAGTGGTTCCTCAGGACCTTCTGGACCAACTGGATTTTACGATTTAAATTCAACTAATCAAATATTTAATTATGGATTAAATGTTACCAATTTTTGTAATTCATTTTCTCCAAGTAGTTCTCAAACACCTTTTACTCCGGTAAATTATGCACCTAAAAGTTTATCTTCCATTTCTGTTTCTAGTTCAGGTCAATATGTACTTACTTGCTCAGGATATAATTTTACTCGTATTGATACTACGTATTTTAGTCTTTTAACTAATTGTGAAATATTTGTATCTTCGGACTATGGTAATAATTATCAGTCTGTTACATTACCATTTACTTCTTCAGCAAAATTATTTATGCGTACAGCTATTTCAGCAAGTGGTAAATATATGTATGTTACAGAATTTAAAAATTTATATCGTTCATCCGATTTTGGAGTTACTTGGAGTTTATTAAGTTATCCTATTGATGCTCCAGTAAATTCTCTTTCTGGAAATTTTGGTAATATTACTATAGCTTCATCTTATAGTGGTAAATATGTTAATATTGGTTATTGGTATCCAGGTAATACTACTTTAGGAGATAATAATGCTCAACCTGTTTATACATCCAATAATTATGGTAATAGTTTTACTATTGTCTCTGGTTTTTTTGGTACCTGGTCAAAATTAGTTATTTCTAATTCAGGTCAATATCAATATTCTGTTTCTCAATATTATATTAGTTCAACTAGAAATGTTAATACTAATTATACCCCTATAAATACCTTTATATTTTCCAGTAATTTTGGTTTAACTTGGTTTATTTTACCTTTTGTAGGTGATGCTTTTTCTAATATTTTAGTATCAGATTGTGCTATAAGTGCTAATGAACAAAACTTAGTTTTATTATATACACTAAATAGTTTAAAAACAGGAGGAATTTATTTATCTAATCCAACTTTTTCAGAATATTCAAGAATAAATAATACTAGTTATAATTTTAATTTAAGTTTTATTGGAGTTGAAGTACAATATACATCACTTGTTATATCTGCTACAGGTGAATATATTGTTATAGGTAGTAATAATGCTGGTCGAGATTTAACAAAAATGCAAATCTTTAGTTCAAGTAATTTTGGGTTGTTTTTTAATACAACTACAGTTAATTTATCACTAAACTCATTATTTAGCAATTTTAGAAGTTATACAAATGTTGCTATGTCCAATGATGCACAATTTATTTATTTTACTGTTAAATCTATGTCTAATTTTCAGGACAATAATGGTAATCCTAATTCTTTTGATAGAATTATATACTCATCCGTATATCCAATTGGTTCTACTGGTTTTACTGGTTCAACAGGATTTACAGGAAGGACAGGAAGAACAGGTTTTACAGGTCCTCGTTCATCAACAGGTTTTACTGGTCCAACTGGACGAACCGGTAGAACTGGAACAACTGGACCAACAGGTCCAACTGGACAAACAGGATTTACAGGAACTACAGGACCAACTGGTTTTAATGGAACAGGACGTACAGGATTTACTGGTTTTACTGGACAAACAGGACCAACAGGTTTTACTGGAAGGACTGGACCAACAGGTTTTACTGGATTTTCAGGATTTACTGGTCCTGAAAGTAATATAACTGGTTTTACTGGAAGGACTGGACCAACTGGTGTAACTGGTCTAAGAGGTTTTACTGGAATTACTGGACCAACAGGTTTTACTGGATTTATAGGATTTACAGGTTCAACTGGACCAATTGGTAATATTGGAATTACAGGAAGAATAGGAGTTCCTGGACCATTTATTCCCAGACTAGGTCATTCTGGATTTACAGGTTTTACTGGACCAACCGGTAATTTAGGACCAACAGGACCTACCGGTAGTATAGGTCCATCAAATATAGGATTTATTGGACCAACAGGAAGAACTGGTTCTACTGGATTTACTGGATTTACTGGAAATACTGGACCTACAGGACCTACCGGACCCATTGGAACAACTGGGAACACAGGATTTACTGGATTTTCAGGTTCATCAGGTCCAACAGGACCTACAGGACCACTAGGACCAACAGGTAGCACCGGATTTACTGGATTTTCCGGAAATACTGGACATATAGGACCAATTAGTCCAACAGGAGATACAGGACCAACTGGATTTACAGGATTTGATAGTTATACCGGTGATACTGGATTTACTGGACAAGAGGGACCTACTGGACCAACTGGTCTATATGGACCCACTGGGTTTACTGGTCCTCAAGGAGAACAAGGAGAATTAGGAACCATTAATAATTTTAATATAATTACACAACCAGTTACACAATTTAATCTAGTAACAACAAATAGCAATTCTCAAATATTTTATCACGAAAATAATTTTTATTACTATTATGATTATTCTTATAATTTAGTAGTTCCAAACATAAATGTAAATGGTAACTTAGATATTTCAAATAATTTAACGGCAAATTCGGTTCAAGAAACATCCGATTATCGTATTAAAAAAAATGTACAGCAATTGGATAGTAATATTTTTAATGTAAAATATTTAAATCCAGTTACCTATTTTAATACACATACTCAAAAACAAGATATTGGTTTAATAGCTCACGAAGTACAAGAAAATTATCCTCAATTAGTGGAAGGACAAAAAGACGGTACCAAATTACAAAGTGTTAATTATATTGGTTTAATCCCTATTTTAATAAACGAAATCAAAGAAGTAAAATTAATAGAAGAAACACTCACTCAAGAATTAAAAGAAAAAGGCATTTTATAAATAAATAATTATGAATAATTTAACAATAAATAAAATTTATTATTAAATATAAAATATATGTCATTCAGAAAATTTGGTGGTATACAACGTTCTAATGTTTCTAATGTAGTTTCAAATAATATTTTATCCACTAATACTTTGTTAGTAACTAGTCAAGTGGGAGAAAATAATTCAAAAATTGATATTAAAAGTGAATTAGATATACAGAATAATGTAAATATTACAGGTGATTTAACTGTGATAGGAAATGAAGATGTATCAGGTAATAAAATAATTAGAGGTAATTTAGATGTTTCTGAAAATGCTTTAATCGGAGGAGAATTATATGTTGAGAAAGATGGTGTCTTTAGAAATAATTTATTTGTTACAGAAAATACAGCAATTAAAGGTAAACTAAACGTCACAGGAGATAGCAATCTAAATAAAGCAATCATAGATACTCTAGATGTTACTAATAATTCTCTAGTACGAGGTAATCAAGTTATTTTAAATGACCAAGTAGTTGTCGGAAATCAATTAATCGATAAAGATTGTAATATTGGGAATGATTTAATCGTAACAAAAAATATTTTTTCTGATAATTTAAATGTTGCCACAAATGGTGTATTTGGTAAAAATGTAGATATTTCAGGAAATTTAAGTGTTGGTAATAATTTAACCGTTACAAAAAATATTTTTACTAATAATTTAAATGTAACCACGAATGGTGCTTTTGGAAAAAATGTTGATATTTCAGGAAATTTGGATGTTTCTAATAATGCTATTGTTAGAAATAACATTAATATTTTTAAGGACGCCACAATTAATAATGATTTGACTGTTCTAGGAAATGCCACTATAGAAGAAAATCTTGATTTATTTTCTGGAGATTTAACAGCACCTTATTTAAATGATAACGCATCAGCACTTGTTCCCAAATCTTATATTGATAGTGTGGCAAGTGGTTTAAGAATAACAGGTCCTTGTTATTGCACTACAATTGGTGAAATAGATTTAAGTGGTTCTGTTTTAGGTCAAACTCCTAAATTAGATTATGATTTAGTTCCTGGAAATCAATTGAGAATTTTGGTTAAAAATCAAAACGCTGGTTCTGATTTATATCCTAGTTTACAAAATGGAATTTATATTGCTGATTTAAGTGGAAATTCCAGTACTAATCCTAAATTTAATACTTGGTATAGAGCTCCTAATATGGTTGATGGGACAAATGTTACAGCTGCCACCACATTTATTTTTTATGGAACAGAATATGCTAGAAGTGTTTTTGTTCAAACTGTTGGTAATATAAATAATCCAGCAATAATTGGTCAAACAGCAATACAATGGACTTTATTTAGAGTTATTAATTTAACTCTAGGTAAAGGATTAGAGTATTTGAACAATACGGATACAATTCAAGTAGATGCTGGTGAAGGTCTTACTTTTGATGGAAACGCATTAATTGTTAACCCAAATTTAAATTTGAATTCACTTATAACAAGTGGAAATGTTACAATAAAAGGTCAATTAAATGTGGACCAAGCAACTGCTTTAAAAAATACTTTGACTGTGTCTGATTCAACATATTTAAATAATACATTAAATCTGGCCAATAATTTACAAATAAATAATACAAAATTTCAGGTTTTGGCTCAAGAAGGTAATACTATAATAGGAGGATATTTAAATGTTTATGGTGCTACAACTTTAAATAATAGTCTTGTCGTAAATGGAAATACCACTATTAATGGAAATTTAGCATTAAATGATTTAACTATGAATAATTTGACTACTAATAGCGCTACAATTAATAATTTATTAAATTTAAATGGAAATTTAAATATTAATAATGAATTTACAGTAAATGGAACTAGTGGTAATACAGTAATAAATGGTACTTTAAGTGTGCCAAATAATATTACAAATTTAAATACTTTGATTACATCAAGTGATACTACTGTGAAAGGAATATTAAATGTACTAGGTCAAAGCAATTTATCAGGAGGATTAAATTCAGGTTCTACTTCTGTTACTTCTTTAAGTGTAATTAATAATAGTAATTTAAATAATTTAATTGTATCAGGTACTTCCAATTTATCCAATTTATATGTGGGTTCAAATGGTATTAATTATTTTTCGGTATTAGGAACAAATGGTAATACAACTATAAATGGAACTTTAAATGTTCCAAGTGGTAATACACAATTATATTCATTATCGGCAAATAATACATCTATCGATGGAACTCTAGGTGTATCTGGAAATACCAATTTAAAAACTTTGACAACTAGTAGTGATACAACAATTGGGGGTCAGTTAAATGTTACTGGTTCTGGAACATTTAGTCAACAAGTCGTAATGAAATCTGGACTTTTAAGTACAGACATCATAACTGAAAATAATAATGGTCTTGTTCCCAAATCTTATGTTGATACTATGTTGAATGGAATTAAACCAACTGCTGCTTGTTATTGTACAACTAAAGGACAAATAAATATTAATTCATCTGTTACAACTCAATTTGGAAAATTAGATATTAAATCTGTTTTACCAACAGGTTTTCAATATCGTGTTTTATTAAAAAATCAGGCAAATAACGGAACCACAGAACCAAGTAAAGAAAATGGAATTTATATTGCTGATTTGAGTTTAAATTCACCTAAATATAATACTTGGTATAGAGCACTTGATATGAATATTGGAACAATTGTTACATCTGTTACTACTTTTATTGAAGAAGGCAATTTGTATAAAAATACTACATTTTATCAAAATCAGGGTTCAAATGCTAATCCTGCAATTATTGAAATAACTCCAATTGCTTGGTCTATTTTTTCATCAAATAATATTCAAGCAGGACCAGGTATTTCATATATAGCCAATACTTTGAGTGTTAATAATGGTAGTAGTCTTGGTTTCAGTGGTGGAAATCAATTAATAGTTAATCCAAATTTATCGTTAACGACATTATCTATAACAAGTGATTTATCAGTGAGTGGTAATTTAGATATAACTGGAGAAACTAATTTATCAAGTAATTTGAATATTAAAAATTTAAATTCCAATACTTTTACGGTTGATTCTCCAACTGGAAATACTTCTATTACTGGAACACTAAGTGTAACTGGTTTTACATCTTTAAATTCTTTAACTACAACAGGTTTGACTACATTAAGTACGGCAAAAATTGGAAACAATTTAAATATAAGTTCAATTGGTGACTTGATTATAAGTAATAACAATATTAATAAATTTACTGTTACTGCATTAAATGGTAATACAAATATTGGGGGAACATTACAAGTGGTTGGAACTACTTATTTATCAAATGATTTTTATGTAAATTATGATACTATCAATAATTTTAAAGTAATTGCTCAATCTGGAGATACAACTATTGCTGGTAATTTAGTTGTAAATGGGTCAGGTAATTCCACTTTCAACTCAGTTACTATTAAAAATTCAACTGTATCTGGAACTTTAAATGTAACTGGTTCTAGTGTTTTAACTTCAGTATCTACATCAAATACAAGTGTAAATGGTACTTTAAATGTAACTGGAAATACAATTTTGAATAATAATTTTTCTATAAATAATAATAATATTACTCAATTTCAAATTGTATCTTCTAGTGGAAATATAATAACAGCAGGAAATTTAACCGTAAACAGTACTACTGGTTCTACGTTTGCCGGAAATGTTAGTATGTTTTCTGGTGTTTTGACTAATACAGAAATTACACAAAATCCTAATGGTCTTGTTCCTAAATCTTATGTTGACCAAATTGCTGCTGGTATCAAAGTTGCTGGACCTTGTTATTGTACCACTATAAATTATATAAATATAAATGAATCCGTTGATACACAAATTGGTAGTTTAGATGTTCCCTCTCTTTCAACTGGATTACAATATAGAATTTTGGTTAAAAATCAAGCAGGAGGTTTAGATACAGTACCAAGTGTAGAAAATGGAATTTATATTGCTGATTTGAGTTTAAATTCACCTAAATATAATACTTGGTACAGAGCACCTAATATGGAAATTGGTGAAAATGTTACCTCTACTTCATCCTTTGTGGGTTATGGAACTCTTTATGCAAAAACCGTTTTTGTACAAAATCAAGGAAGTTCTCTAGACCCTGCAATAGTTGGAAAAACACCTCTTTTATGGATACAATTCAGAGTAATTGATATTCAGGTTGGTCCAGGTTTAATATATAATGAAAATGTAATTGAGGTGGATGCTGGAAATGGTCTAGGATTTAATGGTAATCAATTAATTGTTAATCCAAATTTGGAATTAACTACTCTATCCACAACTGGAAATTTAGATATAAGCGGTAACTTAAATGTTACTGGTCTAACTTATCTCTCTAATAATTTAAATATAAATGATAAATTTCTGGTTACTTCAGCTACTGGAAACACAACGATTGGAGGAACCTTAACCGTTTCTGGTTCTACTTCTTTATCTTCTCTAAATGCAACTGGACTATCCACTAATTCCATATCTATAAATGATAGTTTAATTAATAACGGAACCAGTACTTTTAATAGTAATTTAATTGTAAATGGTGCTACTACACAAACTTCAATTGGTGGAACTTTAAATGTTAGTGGTGGTACTTCTTTATCTACATTATCAATATCTGGAAATGCAGTAGTCGGTGGAACTTTAGATGTATCTAGTGATACTATCTTAACAAAAAATTTAACTGTAAATGGTTCTAATACAGTTATAGGAGGAATATTGACTGTTAGTGGAAATAGTTCTTTATCTACTTTATTTACATCAGGAGATACAACTATAAGTGGGAAATTAGGTGTATCAAATGAAGTAACTCTAAACAATAATTTAACTGTAAATGGTATTTCTAATTTGTCAATTTTAAATACATCAGGAACTACAGCACTCGGAGGAAATCTAAATGTAACAGGTATAAGCACTTTATCAAATAATTTATACATAAATGATATTAATGGCATTAATAAATTTTATGTTGTAAATTCATCAGGTAATACATTTATAAATGGCACCTTAAATGTGAATGGAATAGGTACTTTTGAAAATGAATTACAATTGTTTTCCGGAATATTAACAGGACCATTAACCACTCTGGAAAATGGACTAGTTCCCAAATCTTATGTAGACTCTTTAGCTCAAGGTTTAAAACCTTTTTTACCTTGTTATTGTGCTTCAACTGGACCAATTAATTTGAATGGAAATGTAAATACACAATATAGTAGTTTAGATGTAAATTCTCTATCAGCCGGAAAGGAGTATAGGATTTTAGTTAAAGAACAAATGAATAGTGTTGATAATGGAATTTATATTGCTGATTTATCTGGTAATCCAAGTATTAATCCCTTTTTTAACACTTGGTATAGAGCACCTGATATGAATATTGGTACAAATGTAAATTCAGCTACTACATTTATAAATTATGGAAATCAATATTCAAACACTACATTTTATCAAACTCAGGGAACAAATGCTCAACCAGCAATAATTGGTTCAACCCCAAATAATTGGACTATTTTATCTTCAAGTCAATTGAATGTTGGAAAGGGTTTACTATATGAGAATAATATCTTGAGTGTTTATGCTGGTAATGGATTATCATTTACAGGAAACCAATTAGATATTTCTTCTAATTTAACTTTGACAAACTTATCTACTTCTGGAATAGCTACATTAAATTCGGCAAATATAATTACTAATTTGGATGTAAGTGGAAATACTTCTTTAAATACTTTAACGACATCTGGAAAAGCATCACTAAATTCAGCAGAAATTAATGAAACATTACTAGTGACTAGTGATTTAACAGTTGGTTCCAATAAATTTCAAGTAACAGCAACAAGTGGAAATACTTCAGTTGCAGGAACATTAGGAGTTAGTGGTCAAACATCTTTGACTACTTTAAATACAACAGGACTTGCCACATTAAATTCAGCATCCATAACTACTTTGAGTGTAAGTGAAAATACTTCTTTAAATACTTTAACTACATCTGGACCTGCTACACTAAATTCAGCAGTTATAAATAATACATTACAAGTTGGTGATGGTTTTTATATTAACGTTAATAAATTTCAGATTGATTCAACTGGAAATACTTCAATTGCTGGAACATTAGAAGTTAGTGGTGAAACTATAATATCAAATACATTAAATGTAACTGGTACTATTACTACATTAACTGCTTTAACTACATCTGGACTGGCTACCTTAAATTCAACCAAAATTGGAAATAATTTTAATATAAATACAAATGGTGATTTATCAATTAATACAAATAAATTTGAAATAACTGCTTCAAACGGAAATACTTCAATTGCCGGAACATTAGCTGTTACTGATGCTACAACATTATCAAGTACATTAGGTGTTACTAGTACTACAACCTTATACAGTACTTTAACAGTAGGTGGCAATACCACTCTACAGTCAGAATTATCAGTTAATGGTGCAACTACATTATCAAGTACATTAGGTGTTACTAGTACTACAACCTTATACAGTACTTTAACCGTAGGTGGCAATACCACTCTACAGTCAGAATTATCAGTTAGTGGTGCTACGACAATATCTAACACCTTAAACGTTGTAGGTGATTTTAGTGTGAATACTAATAAATTCAACGTGAATGCTTCAAATGGAAATACGGATATTTCAGGTAATTTAAATTTAGTTTCAGGTGTTTTGACTTCATCCACTATTACTTCTAATCCAAATGGTCTTGTTCCAAAATCTTATGTAGATACATTAGCCAGTGGTCTAAAAATTGCTGGACCTTGTTATTGTGCAACAACTGGACAAATAGATTTGAGTGGAAATATTACATCACAACTTAATAAATTAGATTATACTCTTCCTACAGTTCCTGGGCAAGAGTATAGAATTTTGGTGAAAAATCAAGCTAGTGGTTCGGATACTGTTCCAAGTGTAGAAAATGGAATTTATATTGCTAACTTAATTGTTGGCGATCCTTCTTATAACACTTGGTATAGAGCAGATGATTTCTCAGTTGGTGATAATGTAACATCTACAACAACATATGTAGGTTATGGATTTACTTATGCTAAAACTATTTTTGTCCAAAATCAAGGTTCTACTTCTAGTCCAGCTATAGTTGGTTCTACTCCACTAGAATGGGTTATATTCAGGCAAGTTGAAATAAAATTAGGTCCTGGTTTAATATTCTCAAGTTCAAGTGATACTATACAAGTAGATAATGGAAGTTCTCTTACTTTTAATAATAATAAATTAATTGTTAATCCTGATTTATCATTAAGTACTTTAACTACAACTGGACTGGCTACCTTAAATTCAGCCAAAATTGGAAATAATTTTTATGTAAACACAAGTGGTGATTTAACAGTTGGTAACAATAAATTTCAAATAACAGCAACTGATGGAAATACTTCAATTGCCGGAACATTAAATTTAACAAATGATTTTACTATTTCATCAGGTGGTACCAGTAAATTTTCCGTAACCGCATTAACTGGAGCAACTACTATTAGTGGTTTTACAAAAATAAATAATAATTTTGAAGTTGTTGGTGCAACTACCACAACTACAATTGGTGGAACATTAAATGTTACAGGTAGTACTACTTTAAGTAGTTCTGTAACTGTAACTGGATTAACAGATAATGGTGCTACTATACTTAAATCAACCTTATCAGTTACAGGTGCTACTACATTAAAGAATAATTTATCTGTAACGGATAGTAGTGGTGGTACTATTTATTTTAATGTAAATACAACAAATGGCACAACAACTTTACAAAAATTAACGATTACTTCAGATTATCGTATTAAGGAGAATGTAAAACCTTTAGATGATAGATTTACTGTGGATAATTTATATCCAGTTTCTTATAAAAATAAAATTACAAATTGTCAAGATTTAGGATTGATTGCAGATCAATTACAAGAATTTTACCCAGAATTAGTGACTGGAGAAAAAGACGAAGTGGAATTTCAAACTGTAAATTATATTGGATTAATACCAATTTTGATAAAAGAAATTAAACAAATGAAAAAGGATAATCAAATGTTAAGAGAAAAATTAAAAGAAAAAGGTTTTTTTTGAATTTAGAATAGTATATTTTTTTATTTAATATTAATAATATTATTAATATTATTATGAGTGAAGTATTAAATTTAACTGGATTAGGTAATATGAATGTTAATCCATCTAATGTACCATATGGAGATTGTTTGGTTACTAAACAATATGTAGATAATTATGTTTCATCTAATTCCTTTTTTGTAGGACAAATTAAGATGTATTGTGGAAAAACGCTACCATCAGGTTGGTTATTTTGTAATGGACAATCTTTATCAAAAACTACTTATAAGAGTTTATTTGATGTTATTGGAACAAATTATGGTCAAGACCCTACTATTACAAATAATTTTTTACTTCCTAATTTGACTAGTAGTATACCAATTTGTTCTCAACAATTAGACTCAATAAATATACAGTATCAAGGTAATAGTAAGTATTCAGGTGGAAATATAAAAATATCTAGCGAACAATTAACTTCTCATTCACATACAATTCCAGAACACAATCATGATGTTACATTTTCAATTAATACCTATAATGCTGAGACAAGAGCAGGAGCGAAAGGTGCAAGGTTAAATGTAACTGCTATAGTTGGTTTTACTGTAAATACTAGTAATACAGTAAAAACTAATACTGATAATCCTAATAATTCTAGTGGAAATACTGGAAATGGAAATGATTTTTTACCTCCATTTTGTGTAATAAATTTTATAATTTATTATGGTTCATAAATTAGTTTTATAGTAAATTAGAGTAGAATGTTACAACAAAAGTATAGTAAATTTGAAATAATAAAGTTTTTTAGGTAAATTTTATTATTTATCTAAAATAAATAATTATGTCTGATAATTTAAAAATTACTGGTTATGGTACTACTCTTACAAATAACTTTCCAAATGATAATTGTTTAATAAATAAAAATTTTGTTACAAATTTTTTTAATAATTCTAGTATTAATATAGTTGGGGAAATTTCATTTTTTGCTGGTACAGCACTTCCAAAGGGATGGTTATTCTGTAATGGTACTTCATATAAGAGATCTGATTATCCAGATTTGTCAAATGTAATCGGTTCAACTTATGGAGGTGATGCTAATAATTTTAATCTTCCTGATTTTACAAGTAGAGTGCCCATTTGTTCTCAAAAATTAGACCCAATAAATATACAGTATCAAGGTGCTAGTACCTACAAAGGTGGAAATAAAAGTATGGATTCAAATCAATTAGCTAGTCACGCTCACGGTTTAACTCATAAACATAATTATAATTATAATATAAACAATTTGTCAAATGGAAATACCTATAATTCCTTAATATCAACAAGTGGTTGTAATGCTATAAGGAATTTTGTATATAATGCTACTAATAATTATTTAAATACTACTGAAAAAACATCAGGAACTACAGGAAACGCAGGTGGTACTGTAAATGGAACACCCCTAGAATTTTTACCTCCATTTTGTGTAGTAAATTTTATAATTTATACAGGAAAAACTAGTTAGTTTTATATATTTTTTATATATTATATAAATAAATATAAATAATGAGTGATTTAGAAATTCAATCAAATGGGTATGGGATATGCAATCAGTCAATATTTAATTCTTCTAATAATTTAGTTACAAACCAATATTTAAAAAATGTAATCTCTAATTCAAATTTAATAGGTGAGGTTAAAATGTATATTGGTAAAACACCTCCAAATGGATGGTTATTCTGTGATGGAAGAACTTTGCTTAGAACTTTATATCCAGATTTGTCAAATGTAATCGGTTCAACTTATGGAGGTGATGCTAATAATTTTAATCTTCCTGATTTTACAAGTAGAGTGCCCATTTGTTCTCAAAAATTAGACACAATAAATATACAGTATCAAGGTAATAGTAAGTATTCAGGTGGAAATAAAAGTATGGATTCAAATCAATTACCAAGTCATTCACATACCATAGCGCATACTCATAATTTTAATTATTCAAAAAATTATTATTCTTATACTGGAACTTGTGATGTTGATAAAGGTAAATCTTTGTATCAACAAAGTGTTCCTCAAATTGATACCAGCGCAACTGGAAATAATATGACTGATTTTTCTGGAAATAGCACTAATACTGGTTCTGGAAGTGATTTTTTACCACCATTTTGTGTTGTAAATTTTATTATTTATACTGGAAAATTATAATTAAATATATGAAATAGTAACCCAACCAGTTATTACATATTTATTACTAGAAACTGGCATTCTCCCAGCGTGAGGGTAAGTCCAACAGGCTGGAAATAAAACCAATTTACCTTCTTCAGGCTTAATTATACCTTTATTATAAAAATCTGTTTCACCACCTTCTTCAATTGAATTTAGGTACCAAATATAGGTTAAAATTCTAAATTTATTTTCATTTTCGTTATATATAGAAAAATCATTATGAAATACGTAAAACCCTTGATTTTTATAATATTTTTGGATTTGAAAACCTTTATCTGAAAAATCAAGATTATTTAAAATAACTATATCTTTATTTATTTTTTGAAAATAATTTAAAAGTGCTTTATTTAATTCATTAAATAATACTTTATCAATATCTTTCCAATTCTCGGCATCTTCTGATAAATGAAAATCATATGTAACTTTTATAGATTTATTTATTCCTTGTGCTGTTTGACCTTCTCGTTTGTTAGATTGGTTTTCAAAACGTTGTATAATTTCTCTACAAATTGGAGTGGATAAAGAATTATTTATAGTTAATATATAAAAATCGTCTACTAATTTATCTGGTAGTTTACCTGGTAGTTTACCTGGTAGTTTACTTGGTAGTTTATCGAGTAGTTTATCTTCATCTTTATTTTCAGGGTTATCTTCTAATTTAATATTATCATCCATTATTTAATCTAATAAAAATTATATTTAATTCATTTATTAAATATAATAAATTCAAAATAAAAATGATACTTAATACCTGTGAATATAGTAAAGACAAATAATAAAATATGAATAAAAACGAAAAATCCACATTAACCAACGTTCTTTCTGTAAGGAATAGACATCCTCGTGATTTGAATATACAATTCTTTGAAGAAGGACACAAATATACTATAAAAACGGACCCAAATGGAAAATACACTTCTGTAACAACCTGGAATCATAGTCATTTTCCTCATTTTAATGCCGATGAAGTGATAAATAATATGATGAAAGGTAAAAATTGGAAAGAGGGTCATAAATATTGGGGTTTGACAGCAGACCAAATTAAGGCACTATGGAATTCTAATAAAGATGCTGTGTCAGGTGCTGGAACCGATATGCATTTTGAAATTGAATGTTTTATGAATGACAAGCGTATAATGTGTCAATATACTCACAAAGAATTATATCAGATATACAACTGTGATTTTATTAAAAAAGGTAAACACGAAGAAAAAACACTTGAATGGAAATATTTTATAGATTTTGTGAAAGATTATCCAGACCTTAAACCATATAGAACTGAATGGACAATTTACCACGAAGAATTAAAACTAGCTGGTTCCATAGATATGGTTTATGAACATCCAGATGGTTCATTATCTATTTATGACTGGAAACGTTCAAAAGATATTACAAGAATAAATAATTTTAATAAATATGCTATAACAGAAAGTATATCTCATATGCCAGATGCGAACTTTTGGCATTATGCTTTACAGTTAAATACCTATAAAGCAATTTTGGAAGATAAATATGATAAAAAAATTAAAGATTTATATTTAGTTAGACTACATCCAGATAGTGAAGAAAAAACATACGAATTAATAAATATTCCAGATTTATCAAAAGATATTGAAGAATTATTTAAAGAGAGAAAAAAACAAATTGTAAATGAAAACGCTTAAAATAATAGTGATAAGTATTATATATCTATAATTTTGAAATGAATTATTTTGTAAATGGTATGTTAATAGTTTTTTATTTTTATGGATTTTATATTTTTTTGTATAACATATATTCTAATTATTTATTTATAAATGATGAGGCAAACCTTTTAGATGACCTTAAATCTGAGGATGATGAAATAGAAGAAAAACAAGATAATAAAACAAATGAGGAAAATAAATCTATGGAAAAAATAAAGGAAATTCCTTATGAAGAGAAATATTTAACTCAAATGCGTAAAATGTTAAATGAATACATATTTACTGAAGAAGAATTAAAAAAAGAAGAAGAAAATTTTATTGAATTAATTGCGGTTGAGAGAAATAAATTAGGTAATTCTATTTTAGAAATTAAAAATAATATTCAAGAACTAAATTTAAAATTAAGTAATTTAAATAATAACGAATGCTTGGATGAAGAAGAACAAGAAGATGAACAAATAGAAAGTGAAGATGATTGTAAAATTGTAAAAACGAATAAGAAAAAGGATGAAAAAATAATGGAGCAATTAGAAAAGACCATCAAAAATGATATAGAAAATTATTTATTAAAATTAAAAGAATTAGAAGAAACAAAATTGGATGAAGAAGATTTAAAAAAAAAAGCTCGTCAATTAGTAATTGATGAACAATTAAAAAAATATAAAAATTGTTTTGTAATTGATAAAACACCTTTGGGAAATGTATTAATGTTTTATAATCACGATAAGTTAGCGTTTGAATATTATTCGGATGTTACTATTCCATATAGATTTTTAGAAACAGTTGCTAGAAAATATGTAGTGACTTTTAATTATAGACCATTATATATTGATATGGAAGAAGAGTTGAAAAATTATGAAAAAAAATTAGAAGAAATTGAAATTGCCAACAAGGAAAAAGAAAGGCAATTGGAAGAAACAAAAAAAATGGTTAGTTCTTGTGATGATAAAGAAAATAAAGAAAATACCAATAAAAAAAATGTATTTGCCAAATTTAAAACATATAATAAAGAGGCTGGAACAGGTAAAGTGAACACAGCACCTCCACCAAAAAATAGTATTCCTCAAAATAGATTACCAACTGTAAATATTAATGAAAATAAGCAAGAGAAATTATTATTAAAAGAACGTTCGAACCGTTATTCCTATCAGGGCAAGTTTTCTAATTTTAATATACTGCAAAAAATAGATAGGAAAAAGGTAGATAAGAAATATGCGTTAACTTTTTCAGAATTTAAAAAATTAAAGATGAATAATAAAATATAATATTATATTAAGATGAAAAAAAAAATAACGAAAACAAAAAAATACAATTTTGGTAATAAAAAAAAGAAAACTACAAGATTATTGAAAACTCATAAAAATTATAAATCTTACAAAATGTATGGTGGTGATAATGATGTTAGTCAAATTATGGAACAAGTAAAGTCCCAAAGAAAAGTAGATTTAGGAAATATTGAAATAATTAAAAATTTAAAAACTTTGCTACAAGGTTTGTTTTTAAAAGCAACTCAACAAATTGCGTCTATGGCAAATGTAGATTTGAGTAATCCAGTTTTAATTGAACAAAAATTGGAACAAATAAAAACTGCTTTATATAATCCAAAAAATAAAGAAAAATTGAAGGAAATTATAACTGAATTATCTAAGAATGGTGTTATAGCTATTCAAGCAGCCAGTCCTTTTTTAAAAGAATTTTCTGATAAAGTTCTTGAAATAGGTTCCAAAAATTTATCGGAATGGGGAGAAGCAATCGTTAAAATAGGATTAAATACTGCTCAAGAGGTTCCAGGAGTAGGAATTTTAATTGGCGCGATACGCTCTATTGGAAATATAGGAGAAGCAGTTACTTCAAGTGTTAATTCGGCAAGTCAACTCATAACTGCGGCAGCCGATTCTATAAATGGAAGTATTTTAAATTATAAAAAAATAGCCAAAGAAAATATGCAGAGAATGAATAACATTAATCAATCTATAAATGAATTTCAACAAAATTCACCATTTGGTTCTCCTGATAGTAATAAAGTTTTTTGATAGTTACATTTTACACCTTTGGACATTTAAAACGCACAAATAATTATATTCTTAAATATTCAAAATTTGTATATATCCAATTATAATCTAATGGATTTTCAATATAATAATTTTGTTTTTTATTACAATTTATAAATTTTGGATATTGTTTCCCAATCCAAATAGAATATTTTATAAAATTATTATTTTCAATTATATTTACCTGAATTAGGTCAGAGTTATTCATTTGTCTTCCTTCATAATTATATAAATTATGAAAATAATACTTATATCTTAACTCACTGTTATAATTTTCAAAATAATCAAAATTAAATGTAATAAAATTTAATAAATTATATCTATAATCTGTTTTTGGAATAATAGAAATAATTTCTCCTCTTCTCATAATAAAATGTTCATCATATAAAAGAATATATTTTATTATGTCTAAAGGTAAGTTACGAAATATAAATATATGTTTCATTTTTAACTTATTATAATTTTATACTTTTAAATAATTTTCTCATTTAAAAATGAGCATTTTAAATGAGAAAAGGTGTAAATATTCAAAGGTGTAAAATACTTTTATTTTTTATTATTTTTCCATTCCTTAAAACCATTACTTTTATAAATATTAAAGGATGTTCCCAAATGGGATTTCGCAATTAAATATGCTTTTTTCTGCATTTCATCTAATGAATTTAAATAATCAAAAATCTCACTTTGTTTTTCTTCATCATAAGAATATATTAAATCTGGAACAGGTAATTCTAATTGTTTGAAATCTATTTTTTCTCTCGTCATCTCCATTTTAAATTAATTATTTTAACTATAAATAATTAATTAATTTTATATTCAATTTTATTCTATTTTATTTAATCTAAAAAATTTATTTTTCATAGGTAATCATAGCAATTAATTCTTTTTCCTCATTTGTATCAAAACGAATAGAACTTTGATTTAACATTTTTGTTATACTAGTATCTATTTTATAACCATTAGACATCAAGTATGAAAATAGGTCAGGTATTTCATCTACAGTCATTATATCAGAGCACGCATTTCTATTTCTTAAGGTTCTTAAACCTAAACCACAAGTTTTAATTCGTCCGCATTCATTTGGGAATTTAAATGGACTTAGTGGATAAAAAAATACTCTTCTTGTTAATTTTAATAAAGGTCCTTTTGGAGGTAAATTGATAGTTACAATATTATAATAGCACTGACTGTATGGGTTATAATATGGTTGACTAAATAATGAAATAGTATTATACATTTGATTAAGTAAGAAAAAAAAATTGAAATAAAAATAAATAAAAATTAAAAGATTAAAAGTATTTTTATAAATAAACTAATCAAAATATGTTTTCTCAAAATGATTTACTTAATAATAACAGTTACCTGGGTATTACTACTAATGATTATGATGGAAAATCTAATGATACATCTAATTCATATCCAAATTCCAAATCATTATCAAATAATAATGAGAATAATGATAGAGAAGATGACGTTGATTACGATAATTTAGGTAGTAATATTTATCGTTTTAAATTTAATGATGAAATAATGAGAGAAATCCATAATTTTGCTAAAATCCATCAATTTGACGAACGCAAAGATTTCAAAGAAGCGTGGACAGTTTGGATAAATGAAAATGAGGAAATTATCTCTCAAGAAACAAATAGATTAAATAAATTGGGATACGAAGGTGACATTATAGATAAAATGTTTAAAAGTGCACGTTATTATTACCGAAAAAAAAGCACCGAAAAAAAGGAACCAGTTAAAAGACGCCGTTATATTGGATTACAAAAAGAATTTTTAGATATTATTGATAAACATATAAGTGAAAATTATAAAAAAGAAGATTATAAACCATCTAATGGGTTTGAAATATTTTGTAAAGAAAATATGGATTTACTACAAGATGAAATTAAAAGATTAATTAATTACAATATTACGGATAAAACAGAAATAAAAAATAAAATTAAAAAAACCTATAAAAATAGATATTTTATCTTAATAAATAAATAAAAACATTTTAAAAAGGTTAAATAGAGAGAAAAAATGGAAATAGGAATAAATGTGGACTTATTAGAAAATATTATAAAAAATAAAAAAAAGAATAAAATAGAAAAACAAGAAAAAGAAGAAAAATTATATTCAAAAATAGGTGAATATAGTTTTTTTATTCAAAATGAGTTGGCAGTTAGTGAAATTATTAATAAAAACTTGACTGTGCCAGAGAAAAATGGTTTTTTCCGTTATTTGACCGTTGAAGAACATAATTTTATTAAAATTGGTGAGACATATGAAGATAATACGAATTTTTTAAGTAATAATTTGAATAATAAATATGTAATTTTGAAGTATAAATTCATAGAAAATTTAAACAATAAAACATTTATTAATTCTTTTATAGATTATGAAAATAAATCTATATTTTGGAATTTAATTAATATTTATGAACATTTCATTCAAAATTTTTTATTTTTAAATGAAACACGAGAGAAAAAAATAAATTTATTAGATTTTTCTCCCAAAAATCTATTATATGATGATAAATCAGGATGTATTTTTATGAGAAATTTTAAAAAATGTTATATAAATGATGGAAATTTAGATAATTTTATTACTATTATTAATTCAATTGAATATTTTGGGAATAAACATTTTGAAATTTATTTGGCCAGAGAAATTATAGATAAAAAAGATTTATTGGTAATATGGAACAATTTGGATACCATTTTGGATGAATATATTCAAAATCTATATTTTTTCAAGTTTTTCTCTCAAAAGATTAAAAATGAAATCAAAAATAATTGGATTAAAATTATAAAAACAAATCCAGTCTTTGAGAGAAATAATGAAATGACACATATATTTGCTACAAATGATTGGAAAACATTTTTAAGCCTATTTTTAACCTATTCTCAAATAAATAATTCTGTTTGGGAAACTTTCTCTGTTAATTGCTTATTTTTAAATATTACGATTAGTTTGGTTAAATTTTTTAAAATAGAGGATAAAAATTCAATACTACATAAATATATTCAATTTTTATTTAATAATTTGGATTTGAAAAATAATCTTTCTATGCTTTTGAATAGAGAAAAATATGCGGTTTTTATTAATTCCATACAAAAAGATTTTCATTGCAATAATTATAATTTAACTATTCTAAAAAATTGTCCGTTTATAGAAGAAAATGAGTTATTGGAATATTTAACTTCTAATATTGATTTTTTCTAGATAAATTATTTATTTTTTACGGTTACGACGTGTTTTACGTGTGCCTTTCTTACTTTTTCTTTTGGAACTTCTCCTTTTCTTGCTTTTTCTTTTTGCGCCTCCACTTGCAGTCAAAGCAGCCGTTAATGGTCCACTTTGTCCAGTTCCCTGGGTAATTCCTTGCCCGTCAATTCCATCAGCACTTGGTACAGATGCTGCCTTAATTGATGATCCATAAGGAGACCCTCCGCTCATTTCACTTTTACGCTTACTGGCTTCTTTTAAAGCTTTACCAAAAGTAAATTCTTTACCATTCTTCTTTCTACCTTCGTGATAAATTTTTTTAACAAAGTCGTTCCAAGCAGTCATTTTATAATATATTAAAATATTATAAATTTCTCTAAAATTGTATAAAACGCATCCAAAAATTGTTTTTACCAATCATAGGCCAATTCTAATTCTAAAGAAAATGAAAAATCCATATTATTGAGAAATAATAATTCTCCAAATTGGTTTAATAACTGAAATTTAAGTTTTTGAATATTTACCGGACCAAAATATTCGCGTTTTTTTTCAATATAGTCGCTTCCATTATTAAAGCAAAAATTAAAATTCGTTGTTGGATATGCTGTATTTTGATTTATAGGTATCATAGCCAATATGTTATCTATTATAATACTTTTTGAGAACATACCTACTATGTTTTGAGATTGGGATTTATTATAGTCATTCATCGTAAAATATAAATAATTGGTAAAATTACCATTATATAAACCTTCAGTGGTATAAGATTTGTGATTTACATAAACCGATTGCCTATACCCCATAATCCATCCCAGTCTTTTATATAGTTCAGTTACATCTACATCCATACAACGAATTGTTTTATATTCCGTATTCATATCAAAAGAGGTGTCCATTTTATTATTTACATCATAACCTTTGGTAAAATCCATCCAAAAAACATTTTTAATATTGGAAATTGTTAATTTAAATGTTAATTCATCAATTTCAACTTTAAAACGACCTTCACTGCCTAAAGTCATATTAATAGCATTTTCTAATACCGTTGTAAAATTAGACGGAGTATAATTACCATCAGGCAACACTACCCATCCTCCTAATGCGGTATTTTCTTCTTCAATATAAAAAGAATTATTCTTATTATATTTAGAAATACAGTAAATTACGTTAGGTAATTGAAGTGAAGACAAACGAATTGAAAATACATTTTTAAAATAATATGGTAAAAAAATAGTAAAATCAGTTGAAATTGTTTTATCATAATCTTCACGATAAAGAGAATTTAACATAATAGTAGTAAAAATAGTTTTCCTTTTTATATTATTTAAATCACTTCTCATTATGTTTGTGTTATAGGCTTCTAAGGGGTTCAAATACTTATCTTTATTAATTACTTCATTAAAAGTGATAGTTTCTTTATTCATAGTATATCTACCTCCTGAATAGGTAGTAGATGTTTGATTCACTATTTTCTCTCGTTGATTGGTATTTAAAAGTTCATAACTATCTTCGATAAAATTTTCCTCTTGTTGAGATGTTTTTACAATTGATTTTATTAAGTTTAATTTGGCTTTTTCAAGAAATTCATTTATATTTTTTTTGTAGGTTGAGTTATAATCAACAGATTTCTCGATTATAGCAGATATATTTTTGTGTTTTTCAATTATATCGTTATATTCAAATTTGTCATTTAAACCAAAAAATTTTTGTAATTCATTAATAGAATAATTATTAATATCAAAATCAAAATTATTCACTGATGTTGGTTCATTTTCATTATCGCTATCTGAATCACTATCAGAGGAAGCTAAATATAAATTGGAATAGTTATTTGTTTTGGATGGTGTTTTTATCATATTATAAATTAATTATATTTTAATTTACTTCTTTGAACCTTTCTATTTCTTGGTTTTAAAAAAAATTGAATTAAAAATATTTTATTTATTAAATTGTATAAATAAAATAACAAAATGGTTAAGAATACAACTGGCGGTAGTAAAACTAAAGGACAAGCAAGAAAGTTTGTTAATAGTGTAAAACAAACCAATTCTTTAAGAATTTCAAATGATGAATGTGAAGTATATGCTCAAGTTACTAAAATGTTAGGTAATGGTATGTGTCACGTATTATGTATTGACCAACAAACTAGGTTATGTCATATACGAGGTAAATTTAGAGGAAGAGGAAAAAGAGATAATTTTATTGGAAATAATAGTTGGATTTTAGTTGGATTGAGAGAATGGGAAATGAACAAAGACAAAGATAGTATAAAATTACAAAACTGTGATTTATTAGAAGTTTATTCTCCAATTGATATAGAAAGATTAAAAAATACTGTAAATGAAAATTGGAATATATTTAATCAAGAAAAAATAAATAATAAAGAAGAAGACACATTTGATTTTATTGATGAAGGAACAAGTGAATATATGGAAATAATACAAAAACAAGTAGATTTAAATAATAGTAATAATAATACATCATTTGTAAATTATAATGAAGAAGAAGAAATTAATATAGATGATATTTAGATAGATAACAATATATTTTATAATTTATTATGTATAAGTAAATGTTTTTTTATTTTGTGATTGCCACAAGGACCGCAGTGGTCTTCATTAGATAAGTCCACCTTATTATTAATTTTTTTATTGCAATAATCAATTTTCCATCTTCCAAGAGGTTTCGGCAACTCTTGTAAAAGAATTTTATTCTTTAAAAATTCTACTATTTTTCTCATTATTTTAAGTTATATTACAAAAATTATTTTAAGTTTTTTTAATATTATAAAAAAAATTGAAAACAAAAATCCTATTTAACATAACTATTAAAAAAAACAGTACACTTATAAGATGACGTCATTTAGCAATAATCGTTTTTCGGTTCTAATGAATAAACCAGAAACTAGGAACAAACAGAATCTTATTATAAATGAAAAAAAAGAAAAAAAGGAAAATAAGGAAAATAAAATTACTGAAAAAAAACAACAAATTGTAGAAAATAAATTGAATTGTTTTAAAACGGATAAATACTTAATTGAAAAAAAGAATGCTATGGATTATAAGCAACGTGAAGAAAATAAACGACAACAAGAAAAAGATTATAGAAATTTTATGAAAGAACAGCAAATAAAAAAAGTAAAAGAAGATGAGATTAAAAATATAACTGATTTAAACAATTTTCCTGAATTAAAAACCAAACAATCCAAGTATGATAGTGTAATAAATATGAATAATGACTATTTTAATAAATTATTGAATATGGAAGACAATAATAAAATAAAGGAAAAAGAAAATCAACCTTGTCTGCCTGATGGTTGTGTTTCTATAGAGTTTGATAAATCCGAAAATAAAATTAAATGGACCTATGGTAAAAATTGTAATAATAATAGTTTATTAGAATTAAAAGAAAAAGATGATCCTATTTTAATTATGGGAAACCTAGTTGATTTATACAAGGAACGACGTAATAATTATATTAAAAAATGGGGGTTTGACGAATATGAGAAAATGTTCTTGTTTCCAAATTATGATTACGATTATTTTGAAAAATTAGATGAAGAAATTTTAGATGATATAATTGATAATAATAATACAATTTATTATGATGATTATTATGAGTTTGAATAAAACATTTAACGTTTGTTTATTATAATTATTATTTCAATAAAGTATAGTATATATTTTTTTATTGAAATGCAGTTTTTATTTAAAAATGAAAATGAAAATGAAGGTGTAAATAAATTAGATGAAACATGGATAACTGATTTTGAAAAAATAGATAATTCATTTGAAGAATATTATAAAAGCGATGTTTTTTATGTCAATATTACTTGTATTTATATTAATAACTCAAATGAAATTTCCAGTATAAAAGAGGAAATTTTTTTTTTAAATACACCTAATATTATTACAAAAGAACAATTAATTTCTCTCATTAAGAGAAATTCTAATCATATTAATACCAACTTTTCATTATTATCTTTATTAAAATATAATATTACTATGGAACCTGAACAAATAAAACATTTTATTAATTCAAATACAGTTTTGGATACTAATTATGATTATATTACCAAGTTAAAATATATTGATGAAATAGTATTTGAAAAAACAATTAATATGTTTCACAACCTAAATAACATCTTTATTATTTTTTATGAAAAAACATACGACAAACAAAAATCCAATAATAATGCTACTAAAAAAATATATTTATATAAAAATTTATCTAATCATAAAAAAACAATTCGTAGATAAATAAGGATAATTTATATTACTAATTATTATATTAAATTTATAGAGAATGAAAGTTATATCTTTAAGTCATGATGCTAATGGGACTGCGTGTTCTATAGGACAAGCAATTAAAACTTATTTTTATAATAATAGTAAACAAACAGATTTTTTTGATTTTTTAAATATTTCTATGAAAAGTGTGAATGAAGTATTAATTGGTAAAGAAATAACAGATTTTAAAAAACGAAGTGACATTTCTATAAATGCGTACGAATTCAATAATTTTGATAAAATTATTTCTTGTCATGATTTTGATGATTTTAGAAAAAAGGATCCTTCTATGTCAGAAAAACAAATTTTAATAAATTTAAAACAAAAATATGATAGAAGACGATTACGTCTTTTAGAGGTAATTAATAGTGATGAAAGTATTTATTTTTTGCGTTATTGCACTAGTTATGAAAATATTGAACAAAATGAAATTATAAGTTTTATGAATAATATAAAAAATATTAATAAAAATTTAAATTTCCATTTAATATTAATAACTACAAATTATAGACAACATAAAACAAATACACCTTTAAACTTATTAAAATTATTTTCAAATATTCATATGCTATACTTAGATAATTATATATCAAGTGAACAAAATAAGTTGAATCATTTTCAACTTATTAATCAAGAATTATATAATAAATTTGTAGATAATTTAAAACCTATATATAATTTTGTTCATAATTTAGAAAATAAAGTAAATAAAAATGCTATTGTAATTTTGACTAGAGGTTATGATGATATAGAAAAATATTTTTCATTAATTCAAAGAAATAAAGCAATTAGTCAAAATTTAAAAGATAAAACCACAGATATATTAATTTTTAATGAAGGAAATATAAGTAGTTTTCAAAAAGAATATATTAATCAACAAACACCTGAATTAAATATTAAATTTATTACTATTACTAATAAAGCATTTTTAAAACAAAATGAACGCTTTCAATTTTATGAACCAACTAGACGTGATGTTTGGAATTATGGTTATAGACATATGTGTCATTTTTGGTTTATTGATTTTTTAGATTTTTGTGATGAATATGATTATATTTTGAGAATAGATGAAGATTGTTTTGTTGATTTTGAAATAGATGATATATTTAAATTATTACCTTCTAAAATTTTAATTGCTGGTGCTATTGAAAAAGATATTGATATAGTAACACACGGATTAAATAATTTTACAATTAATTTTTTAATGAAACATAAAATAAAAAAATATCCTAATAATGAAATAAGTGGTCCATATACAAATGTATTTGGTTTAAATTTATTGAGAGTAAGAAAAAATTCATTATTGAGAGATTATATGAATGAAGTTAATAAATCAAATAATATTTATATTTATAGGTGGGGTGATTTGCCATTATGGGGAGAAGTTATTAAATATTTTTATAATAAAACAGATTTTTTAATTTATAATAAAATTAATTATTATCACGGAAGTTTAAATACTTATGTTAATAATTTAACTAAAAATGTAAAAAATATGATTGTTACAAAAAAAAAATTTGAGAGAATTAGACTTTTAAAAAAAAATAATGTCAACAATAAAAATTTCCCCCAACAAGAAAATATAAAACATTTTTTATTTAATTTTTTAAAATAAATTTATATATTAATTTAATATAAGATATAAATGAATTTTTTACTAATTTATGGGTTTTTTTGGTTAATATTCTTAATGGTTTTATATGTTTATAACAAATATAAATTATATTCCAGTGAAAAATGGAAAGTGACTATTAGTCTTTTTATTGGTTTAAATGCTTTATTTACTGGTTTTGTATTATTACAACAAAATTCTATACATAAAGAGGACATAGCCAACAAGTTGAGTGAAAAATATGAAAAATTATCCAATGATATTTATTACATACCATTAAATATAGTTCTCAAAACACCTAGTTTGAGATATCTTGTAAATGATATGTTTATGAGTGATAAAGAAACAAATGAAGATATATATGATGATAATAAATACCAAAATATTAGGGTTGATATAAATTCTGTTAGTTTAGATGAAAAAGCTTTATTTTTATTGATTTGTCAATCCATTTCAGTTTATGCTCAATATTATTATCTTCATTTAAATTTACCTGAATATGAAGACCTAGTTAAGTCTCAAAATGTTAGATTTCGTAATATTTTATCCTCCTATTTAAAAAATGATAAATTCAGGTCTGTAGTTCAATATTATCTTGACTATCAAGCAGGTTACAGGACACAAAAGTATTTAAATGAATTTTTTAATATGAAAAATCATAATCCTAGTGATTTAACTGAAAAACTAATAAGTGAAAATAAAATCATAGATGGAAAAATAAATGGTATTAGGGAAATCAATTAATTTTTTTTAAATTTATTTTAAAATTGAATATTATTTAATTATAATCATCTATAATTAAATACAAAAATTGTAGGAGTAGGTTTTAAATGTTTTATGTAGTAACTACCAGATTTAATGATGAAACTTGGAATGAAAATATCTGTTATAGAGAGAAAAATAATATTAAATGTGTTTATTGTTCTCCATTAGAAATGTCCCAATATATAACTTTGAATTCAGGTGTCTTTGTGATTGAAATGAATAATTCAAAGAATAAAATTGAAGGGGTTGGATTTATAAAAAATAGACCTTGTGGTGAAAGATATTATAGAATTTATAGTGATGGTAATTATAATAGATATGTTTATAAAGGAAATTATTATTTAAGTAGAGATATTTTATTAGAAAAAAATGAAAAATTAGTGAATATTTTAGATTATATACTTTTTAAGGAAAAAACGCATTTAAAAAGAGGTTCAGGATTTACTAGTATTCCAGAAAAATTAATGAAACATCCTAGTTGTGAAAATATAAATATTAAAACAAGTTTGAGAGATATATTTATAAATTATTATACACAATAAATATTTAATAATTATTTAATAATATAATACAAAGTATATTTATAGTTTAATGACATCAATTGATACCGATGTATCTAACTATACCTTAAGTGAATTGATGGCAATTGTAGAATTAGATGATTTAAATCCAAGGCATATAATGGATAAAACATATCCTCTTATTGAAAAATATAAAAACACAAATGAAGAATTATCTATTTTTTTTCGAGATATTCAAAGTCAATTATTACAATTTTCACAAGGTTTATATGATATGGATAATGATGATCCGGCAATTTATCCTGTCGGTGAAAAAGAAGTAATGGATCGTTTTGAAAATGAATACCTAAGGCAAGATGATGAAGTCCAAAATAGCAAAATTACCGAGAGAAAACAAAAGATTGATGTTTTTGGAAATCAGCATTTACCTATGACACGACAACAATTAGGAGTAAATGATACATTTAATGTATCCGTTAAACAAGATTCTTTAAATCCAAATTTAAAAAATACTATTTCCAGGTTTGTCAATTTAGATAGTCAATTTAGACAAATAAGTGGAGCCAACAATCTCTCTACTAATTATACTTTGGATTTATCTGATACATTAAAAAATGTATTATCTATGCGTTTATATTCATACCAAATTCCATATTCTTGGTATGTAATTGATACTATTTATAATAATACTTGTTTTTGGATTTCTAATAATGGAGATAATGTACCTATTACTATACCACCAGGTAATTATACATCCACCGAATTTGTAGATCAATTAATTCTCTCGTTAACAAATGCGGGTTTTACTTTTGTTGGCACACCTGTAACTTATGATAATAAAAATGGAAAAATCACGTTGAATTTATTTGGTGGGGTTATAAATACTGCTCAATATAATTTTACAATTAGTGAAACTACAATTATTACTTTTTTTGATTTTACAGGAAGTTTTACTTGTCAACAAACCTGTAGTAATAATAATAACTATTTAGATCAATCACTTGGATGGTTAATGGGTTATAGAGTTCCTTATGAAAATGTAAGTATAAACGGAAATAAAGCAACATCTGTCCTAGATTTAACAGGCACTAAATATTTAATTTTAGTGATTGATGATTACAACCAAAATCACGTTAATAATAGTTTAGTTTCTATAACGGAATATAATGCGTCTCTTAAAATACCAAATTATTATTTACCGGATTTACCAAGTACTTGTTCCAATCCAACAACATCTAATTTGGATGAAATTATACAATCAGATAATGGATTATTAATTGCTGAGAAATATGAAACTCAATTTAATAAAAGAGAAATAGTTTTACCAAGTGCTCCGAGAACTTTAACACAAGCCCAATTATATACCATAAATGAAATTAATAAAAATCAAAATATTACTAATTTTAGGTCTAAGGCACCTACCACCTCTGATATTTTAGCCATAATACCAATTAAAACATCTGGACAAAATACTGGGTCTGTTTTGGTAGAATTTAGTGGTTCTTTACAGGATAATATTAGAACTTATTTTGGACCTGTAAATATTGAAAGGATGGCAGTTAAATTAATGAATGATAAGGGTCATATTTTGAATTTAAATGGTCTTGATTGGGTGGTAACATTAATTTGTGATTGTTTATATCAATATTAGTTTTTTAAAATATACATAATTTATATAAATATATGAAAAATATTTTTATAAATTCATTTCATTTTATCGGTAGTAATGGACCGATTATATTATTTATTTTATCCATCCTACTTTTATTCAAAAAACAAAATTTACTTTTTTATTATATCATTTTTTTCCTATTTGGAGAGATATTTAACGTTTTTCTAAAAGGAATAATACAACAATCAAGACCTTCAATAGATAAAAAAACATTTGATTTAATGATGAAAAATAAAGACCGTTTTATAATGAGAAAAGGTTTGCCTTACGATATTTTTGGTATGCCTTCAGGTCATAGTCAATCTGTCTTTTATTCTACAATTTTTATATATTTGGCTTTACAAAACGTGAAAATAACATTTTTATATTTATTGATATCTATAATAACTATTTGTCAAAGGGTTGTATATACACATCATACAGTTTTACAAGTAATTGCGGGTTCTCTAGTTGGATTATTAATTGGTTTTATTTCCTATAATTTGTCAAAAAGGTCAATACAAGGAAAATTAACTAATAAAAAAGATGATTATGCACCAATTTAGAAAATAAAAAATAAAATAATAAATAATAAATCTTAATATTAATAATATGTTCTCCTTTACTATTCCTAGTTCAGTAAAATGTAGAAAATTTAAAAAAAACATAAAATTAGATGCTACTCCAGTAATAAATAGTTTATCTTTATATAAAAGTGCTTTCCATAAACCAGCAACTGTATATATTTATGGGGAAAATTTTTTACCAAATGGAAATACTTCTATGGAATTTGGTAATATTCCTACACCAATTAATTATATTAGTTCTACTATACTTTCATTTGATGTACCATTTGTAGAATTTCCTGGAACATATTATATAGTAATTAACAATTATATTAGTTTAAAGGCATTAAATGTTACAGGTATTTCAAAAACAATTGTTCTAGAATCAAATTCTGAACCATTTTTAGTTTATGATGAATAAAAATATCAATTAAAAAGTAATCTATCAATTGTAGTATTAACACAAAATAAACGATGAAGCAAAATTCCTAATAAAAATAATATTAATAATGTTTTAACAAAGGATAGTTTAAAAAAATAAGAAATAATATAGGCTGCAAGTATTGTTATTATTACGTCAGCAATTGCTACACCAAACAATCTATAAGAATGAATACCTTTATTTGGTTCTCCCAATATATTTTTGTATTTACACAAATCCATTTTTTTGTTTAATTATATAAAATGAAATTATTTTATTTATATGTATTTGTTTTTTTATATTTTATCTTAATGTTTCCTATTTTCTCTCAATACCTTTATTCTAAAAGTAAAAAAGAAGGAATGTTTTCTAAAGAAAAACCAAAAGTTATTATTTTATTAGGAGATAGTATATTAAAAAATAATTATTATGTGGGGTATGAATACTCAGTTGAAAATTTATTACAACAAAAGAGTAATAAAATTATTAAATGTTATGCTGTCAACGATTCCAAAATATATGATGTTTTCTCTCAAATTAATAGAATTCCAATTGAGTTAAATGAAAATAATACTTACATTTTTATTTCGGTTGGTGGAAATGATATTTTAGATAAATATGTTGAGAGAAAAAATGTAGATATAAATGATTTTGAAGGTTTGAATACATTTTTTGGCAATTATAAAAAATTGATAAAAACCTTGAAAAATAAAATGAATAAATGTAAAATAATTGCTTTAGATTTATATTATCCTACTAGTTCTGTTTATGTTCCATATAAAGATATAATAAAGGAATGGAATAAGAAAACTTATGAATTTCTTATAGAGAATAATATAGAAATTTTACCAATTAGTAAAATAATGACAAATAGTAGAGATTTCATATTTGATATTGAACCATCTAAGGAAGGTGGAGAGAAAATAGCAAATGCCATTAATAATTTCTCTTACACTTTTTAACATTTCAAACGCCGATTATTTTTAATTATAAAAATACTTAAAAATAATCAATAATATTTATATATTAGAAATGGGAATTTATAGTAATGGAAGTATTTTTGGAATACAAATGTATAATTTTAACGATGATGATATTAGTAATATATTATTTGAAGAGAAATATGATGAAGAAATGAGTTACATTCAAATGAGGGAAGCATATTTATTCTACAATAACTTAAATGATAAAAATAAAATTAGTTTTAAAATTTTTACAGAATGTACTAGCACATTAAGTTATAATAAAGATAATTTTATGATGTGGCAACCACTGTCTTTAGATACATTTTTAGAAAAATTCGGCGTTTGAAATATTAAAAGGTGTAAAAAAATTATTTTATAAACTCATATTATAATGGATATATTTACTCAATTATTCTGGTTTTTTTCAGTACTTTTTATTGTTTTATCAATATATTTATTATGTTGCACTAAAAAAACTAATATATTTTATTTACAGATTGCTTCCGGTTGTGGTATGTTTGCCACTAGCAAGATAGGTCGTAATTTTTTAGGTTTAGTATAAACAGCAGTTGATTTATAATTTCTATTAAAATAAATATATTTTTATATTATAATGGGTGCAGGTGCAGGTATTTTACCAACCACTATTTATAAAAATAAATTATATTTTTTATTTGGAAAAGAGAATAAATATGAAGACACAGCACCAGGTTTTGGAGACTTTGGAGGAGGAACAGATAATAAAGAGAATTATTTTGATACGGCAGTTAGAGAAGGTTGTGAAGAATTAACAGGTTTTTTGGGTAGTGAACAAGACGTTAAAAAGTTATTGAAAAAATATGGCACATATATAATAGATTGTAAAACAAGTGTAGGTTCCATTTATAGACTACATTTATTTCCTTTAGAATATGATGAAAAATTGCCATTTTATTATAATAATAATCAACGTTTTCTTCAAAAAAGGTTATATCCAAACGTAATTAAAAATACCAAAATATTTGAAAAGGAAGAAATCCGTTGGATTTGTGTTGATGATTTATTAAAAATGAAAAAACAATTTAGATTTTTTTATGCGCCCACCTTGGAGCGTTTAACAAGAGAGAAAAAAGTGATAAAAGAATTTGTAGAAAAAAGTTTATTTCCTAAAAAGAAAACTAGACGTGTTAGGTCATTAAAAAATAAAACTAGAAAAAATAATTAATTCAATTTATTTCTATTTCTCAGCATATCATTTATAAATCCTCCAACACAAAAAGCAGGCAAAACTCTAATAACTCTTCCCAAACAAATGGATTTATATTGTGTCCGTATATTTTTAATGCGTTCCTTTAAGGATGAATTGGGATTATTATAAAAATCAATAGATAATATGTGAATTGGAGTAGATATAACTTGACATAAAATTGGTAAAGAAAAAGAGGATAGTAAATCGGCCGTATTATGTGGCATATATTTATCCAATAAGTGAATACAATCTTTTTTTATTATAAAGGTAGAGAAAATGGTTAAAGTATCTCTCAAAGCAAATAATCCATAAGATATTTTTGGAAATATTTTTGGTGAACTATTAAATATTTTGGTATATTCTCTATCTTTATAAACAATACAACAAATATTAACAATACTAGTTGAAAAGAGAGAAATATTTTTATTGTGATTATATTTTTCACAATAAAATTGACTTAAATTAGCAGTGCAATAAGTGCTAGCATAGACAAAATACATAATTCCAAAAGGTCTCATAAAATTACTTTTATTATATGCATAATCCTTAGTAATTTCGTGTAAAGTTTTTGTGAACTTTTTATTTTCTAATTGTGATTTAATAACTGCCGAATCAATTAAAGTCATAACTGGTGAAACAATTAATGAGGTGGTTAAACCACAAAATAATTCATAAAGAGGCATACTAATTTTATAAAAAAGATTTTATATAGTTTTATAAAATAGTAATTCTCTTATTATTTTTCTTTAAATATAAAAAATAATATATATTATTCAATCTACTTAAAGATATTGGGTTCTTTAAGTAGGTTAATCAATTTATTATATATTTAATAAACTTCGGCAAAAAGAGTTATCCAATTTTTTGGTCTTTAAATTGGAAAATATATATTATAATTTTCTTGCTTAAAGAATCGGAAATTTCTTTAAGTTGTTTTACAAAAATAATATATTTCTCTCCTCTTTCAAATTTTCACGATTTTGGCCTTCCAAAAGTGTTTTCGATTTTCATTTTTGGACATTTTTTTTGTCCATTTTTCGAAAATTCGAAAAAGTCTTGGAGAATTTTAAAGATTGTGACGATAAAAAAAATTTATCGTCTGGTCACCAAAATAATAATTTTCATTTTGTTACGATAATTTTTTTTGTTTAAAACTTAAAGGTTTTTTCTTTATTTTATTTATGGAAATTTTAGGAAATTTTGGAAATGAGGATTTTATAAAAAAAACACAATTAGGTTTTTTTTGTAATAATTGTAACCTTTTCTGCAGGGATAAATATAATTTGAATAGACATATTTTATCTGCTAAACATAAAAACGCCTCATTTGGAAATAAAAATGAGGAAAAAGAGGGAAAAGGAGGGAAAAAAAAAATAACAAACTTTATTTGTCAAAATTGCAACAAATATTTTCATACAAATGCTGGATTATGGAAACACCATCAAAAATGTTTAGTTGTCATTAATCAAGATAAAGAAACGGATAATAATTTGATACAATTTCTTATAAATGAAAATAAAGAATTAAAAAATATGGTTATGGAAGTATGTAAACAAATACAACCTAATAATATAAATTATAATAATTCTAATAATACAATTAATAACAATAAAACCTTTAATTTACAGGTATTTTTAAATGAAACGTGTAAAGATGCTATGAATATTACTGATTTTGTCAATTCTATTCAATTACAGTTAAGTGATTTAGAAAATGTTGGAAAAGTAGGTTACATAGAAGGAATTTCCAATATAATCATTAAAAACTTAAAGGCGTTAGATGTGGAAAAAAGACCAGTACACTGCACAGACCAGAAAAGGGAAGTTATTTATGTAAAAGAAGATAATATATGGGAAAAAGAAGATGAAACAAATAAACAGTTAAGAAAAGCTATTAAGTTAGTTGCACATAAAAATATTTGTATGTTAAAAGCATTCAGAGACAAATATCCTGACTTTGATGATGGAGATTCAAGAAGAAGTAATCAATATAATAAAATAGTTATAGAAGCTATGGGTGGTAAAGGAGATAATGAGTATGAAAAAGATACAAAAATTATCAAGAAAATAACAAAAGTTGTTGGTATTGATAAAAATTAATTTAAATTATATATATTACGATAAATATTTAAAATTTTATTATATATAAAGGTAGATATCCCTATATTTGTAAAATGGTTGATTACACCAACACCATAATATATAAAATTTATTGTAAAAATGAAAATATAACTGACCTATATGTGGGTCATACTACAAATTTTTTAGAAAGAAAATATGCGCATAAGTTAGCGTGTAATAATTTAAAAAATACACAAAAAATTTATTCTTTTATTAGAAATAATGGAGGTTGGGAAAATTGGGATATTATTGAAATTGCCAAATATAATTGTAAAGATGTTTATGAAGCAAGAAAGAGGGAACAAGAACATTTTGAAAAACTCAACGCAACATTAAATACAACTCAACCATATTTTGATAAAAATAATTTTTTTTGTTTACCTTGTAACTCAAAATGGAGAAGTAAAAATTCATTTCAAAATCACATAATAACTAATAAACATAAAGAAAACACATCAAATAAAATAAAAAATAAAGAAAACTCAAAATTTAATTGTGAACCTTGTAATTTTTTTTGTAATAAAAAATATAGTTGGGAAAGACATCAAATGACATTTAAACATAAAAAAAAAATTTTAGAAAAAGTTATTGAAACAAATAAAGAAGTTTCAAAAAGTGAAACAATAAAATATACTTGTGTTAAATGTCAAAAAAATTATAAATATAGACAAGGATTATGGAAACATAAAAAGATTTGTAAAAAACAAAATGAAATAACTGAAAAAAATGAACCATTAGAAATAACCGAAAAAAAAGAACTAGATAAAACGCATAATATAAATGTAAATATTTTAGAAGATTTATTAAAGGAAAACACAAAAATTATTAAGAAAATAGCCAGGTTATTGGAATAGAAAAAAATTAAAATTAGTTTAAAAAAATATATAAATAGAATTGTTTATATATATTTTAATGGTAAAAGTTGCTTTAATTACAGGAATTACTGGGCAAGATGGTTCTTACCTTAGTGAAATATTATTAGACAAAGATTATCACGTTTGGGGAATTATTAGACGTTCTTCTAATTTAAATACCCAAAGAATTGAACATATTTTTAATAAATTAAATTTACGTTATGGTGATTTAACGGATAGTTCTAATCTATTAACTATTTTGATGGAAATAAAAGAAAAATATAATACCGAATTGGAGCGTTTAGAAGTATACAATTTAGGTGCTATGAGTCACGTGAAGGTATCTTTTGAAATGCCTGAATATACTTGTGATGTAGATGCTATGGGAACTTTACGTTTATTAGAGAGTTTAAGAGCAAGTAAAATAGAATTAAATAAAATACGATTTTACCAGGCATCTACATCAGAAATGTATGGTAAAGTAGTAGAAGTACCACAAAAAGAAACCACACCATTTTATCCACGTTCGCCTTATGGAGTAGCCAAATTATATAGTTATTGGATAACAAAAAATTATAGAGAGGCATATGGTATGTATGCTTGTTCAGGTATTTTATTCAACCACGAAAGTCCAAGACGTGGTCATAATTTCGTAACACGGAAAATAACATTAGGATTGGGTAGTATTTTGAGTGGAAAACAGGAAAAATTGGTTCTTGGTAATATTAATTCATTAAGAGATTGGGGACACGCCAAAGATTATTGTTATGGTATGTGGTTAATATTACAACAAGAAACTGCCGAGGATTTCGTTCTCTCAACAAATGAATATCATAGTGTAAGAGAATTTGTAGAGAAATCTTTTGCCTTAAAAGGTTTTACTATAAAATGGAAAGGAGAAGGATTAGATGAAATAGGATATGATGAAAAAACAGGAAGAGATTTAATATTTATATCGGAGAAGTATTATAGACCAACTGAGGTAGATGAATTATTAGGTGATAGTTCAAAGGCCAGAAATGAATTAAAATGGGAACCAAAATATTCTTTTGATGATTTAGTGAGAGAAATGGTAGATATGGATTGTAATTATAACGTATAATTAAATGTCCAATAAATAACAACACAACCATTTGCTCCGGCACCTCCAGGACCTCCAGGATTAGCACTTTTTGCCGAGTCATCATTATTACCAGCACCTCCTCCACCTCCTCCACCTACATAATTCCAGTAGTCAGATGGTTGACTAGCACCACCTTTACCATTTTGTACACCAGCAGCCGAAATTCCATTTCCAACTCCAGGATTGCCTCCTCCTTGACCCCAATAAGGACCATATTGTTGATACAAATATTGACCTTGTGGATTACCTGCCGTTTCACCATAAGTTGAAGTAGAATTGTCATTATTTCCTCCACCACCACCACCTCCAATATAAATATTAGTATTAAAGAAAGAGTTGGTAAAAGTTTGACCAGAACCACCATTTCCTTCAGTTTGATTATAACCACTTCCGTTACCACCACCCCCATTACCACCAGTTCCACCAGTTCCACCATTATTATCCTTTCCATCAGCACCTGAAATACCACCGCCACCACCATTTCCTCCATATGCAGATAAATAAAAATTATTAGGACCTGATATGGAAGATTCTCCACCAGGATATCCTGCTGAACCATCTCCACCATCATCACCACTACTTTGACAACTACCACCACTGCCCCCTGTTCCAACAGTAATTGTATAGGTTCCACTGGAAGTAATAGTTCCTGAGAAATTATAACCGCTTCCACCTCCTCCACCAGCACCTCCATTTACATCAGATAAATAAGATTTACCACCACCGGCACCTCCTCCTCCACCTCCGCCTACTAATAAAACAGATAAATTTAAATTATATTCATTTGGTAAATTATAAACTTCAAGTGTTCCATTTCCAGTAAATAATATCCAAGAAGGTCCGGAGTTAACGCTAGAATTAGGAGTTGAATAGATAGACCCATTAGTATTATATCCATAAGCATATACTTGAAATGCTGTAGTTTCGGTAGTCATAAAATAAGAATATTGTGGTGTATTTAAACTTTCATAAATACGTAATTTTGAAGAACTTAATCGTTTATAATAAGCATCTAAAAATTTTTCTAAAGCACAAATTTGAGCATTTTTGCCTCGTGAAAAAACCATACTAAAATGACAATTATTTGGCATTTGTATATATAATATACTATAATATAATATATATATATTTTTTTTACACCCTTGAAGATTTAAAATGGGACAAATCCCCAAGTCTAAAAGGTTTATCCATTTCAGGAATGTGTAATTTTTGGTTATGGAATTTCTTCTAAAATTCCTGAAGTTTTAGGTAAGGTTGAAATGAAAATCCTCACTCGCTCGCCTTTTTATAAGACAGAAGACCTTCCCTTACTGGAGTAATTCATCATAGACTT